GATAGCGAAGCTACCTTGCGGTTCTCGTTCGCGCCCCAGTCGTTCCAAATTGGTTGGCCTGTGTACTTGTCTATGCCGAGGGTGTTGCCGTAGTCGCCAATGGGCAGGCGGGTGACGGCGGTGCTTGTGAGCACGTTGATCTGACCGCCAAGGCCGATGGTGTCGAACGTCGCGCTGTCTGTACCGCGAGAGTAGTAATGTAGAGTTGCGACGTTCGGGGTGGCGGGCATTGCGACTGTGACTGTCGCGCCGGAAGCACCTTCAGTGCCAGAGCGGGTGACGTGAACTGTGCTAGTCGCGTCGAACGAGGCCAAGTCGGCACCAGAAGCGTGTGTACCATCGGCGGTAGTCGAGAACGAGAAGATGTGGCCCGCGTTCGATGCGTCCGATACGTCGAAGATGTAGGTAACGCCGGGTTGCATGGGGAGCGTTGGGGATTTGTCGAAGCCACTATGGAAGCCGCCCGCGTCATGGGCTTGAGGCTTAATGTAGTAGTAGCTTTCCGTGCCATAGTTGCGAACGTGAACGGTATGCTGCACGGTTGCCGCTGTCGTCACGCCTTCCTTATACATCATGTCGCCTGCGGTTGTCATAGGCGTGGTGACTGCCTGCGCGATTGCGGCTGTGTCGATGACGTGGCTATAAGTCGTGCCGTCGCAGAACACCCAGCCTGTCGAGTTTGCGGCGATGGACGGAATGTTGGCTGTTTGGTTCGCTGCCTTTACAGTGACAGGGATTGGCAGGGCGTTGGAGATGACAAATGCTACGCCTTTGCTGGGCGCGACTACGACAAAGCCAGACTGCGCGTTGCTGCTGTCCGAGTTAGTGATCTTAACGACTGTGCGAGCCACTTGCTCGTCGGTTAGCGTGACTGTGGTTGCTGTCGCAAGACCTACGCTGACGACTTCGGCAGGCTTGGTGGCCTCGTTAATCATCGAAAGCATGGCATCTGCGCCGAACAGTCGCTCGGCTGCTGTCGAAAGGTAGACTAAGTCGCGTGAGGTTGCGGCTGACGCGCCAGTTGCGCCTGCTAATGTCTTGCCTTGCGCTTTGATTGCATCGACAAGTTCTTTCAGAGAGTTCGTACTCATGGTTTTCCCTTTCTAAAGGACATCAATGTCGAGCAAGATTGCTTCTTCCAGCAGATCAAGTCGCGGTTCTGAGAGTGTTTTAAATTCTTGAACTTCAGCTAAGACGGCGTTGCCGTCGAAGAATAAAACCCATTTCAATACGTCGAGGACTGAGCCAGACGTATGTGGAGTGAGGCAGATAAAGACCTTCTGCCCCGACTGTACCATATCCAGACGCTTGTAGGCTGTAGCAGTGGCGTAGATGCCGCGCTGGTTGAAGAAACTTTGGTTAGTATCAAACCAGCCAAGGTCGGGGTCACTGTAAACACCGAACCGCGCTTGAAAGACTGGGTTAGTCGAACTGACTTCGGACACACGGAACTGCAACGCGCTGGGGTTAAGCCCCCCAGTAGATGAGAACAAATTATCCATGAGGGCGGGCAAAGTGAAGCCGCCCTTTTCACACGCCTCTAGGTATGTGTCGAGGCTGTGCGTTCCCGTAGACGCACTACGGAAACTTATCTGCTCGCCTGTTGGTTTAGTAAAAGCCATAGTTAGCCCTTGTCTGTGTTCTTGGACAATTTACCCGTTATTCCAACCCAAGTCGTCCTCACTATTCCATCCCTAACTTTTCCATTAGGGCTATGATCTTTGGTCTGGTTAATGCGAACTTGTCGTCCTCATTATATCGCCGCTCCAAGCGGGACAGACGGACGACCATCTCGGTGTCGTCGTATTGCGGGCGGTTTGTTATTAGCTCGACTAACACTCCGCGCAGTGAGTTCGCCGCGATAGCGGCAGCTTCATCTGCGACCGCCTTGACGTACTGACGCTGTAGTCCTGTGAGTTTTGTAGACGCTTCTATGCTTGCGGCTGTCGGCTTGGTCATTACGCTCTCCTCGTTGGCTTCTTCGCCGTTAGTGCTGCACGCGCAAACGCGCCCTTGGCTGGTGCGCCCTTGGCACCCTTCTTACGCATAGTCTCGCCCCGTGCTTTCTTGGCGTGAATGTTGGCGTATAGCCCCGCTCGTTTAGTCATTATTCCCCCGGACGCTTTAGGTTGCCCTTTTGGATTTCTTGCTGCATCTGCTCTTGGGGCATGACGTTCGCTCCACGCGCACGCTCCATAGACATCTGCTGTTGTGACGGGGACATGCCTTGGGCTGCTTCCTTCTCAGATATCTTGAACTGATCTAAGTCGCTGATGCCCATGCTGCGGATTGCTTCCTCCGCAATCTTGCCAACTTTGTATTCCATGTTCAGGCCAGTTTGGTTCATCACTTGAAGCATGTTCATCCAAGTCTCGGCGGAACGTGTAGGTTCAATTGGCAGCGTGCCATCGACTATGAGGTAGTCTACTTCGCCTTGCAGCATGGATATGTCGAAGTCTAAGTAATCATCCTTAATCATAGAGCTTAGATCGCCCGGACTTTCTGTCCCCATGATCCGCAACGAACCTTCGTAGTCGAGGGCGTCCTGTAAATTGCCAACCATCATACGAACAAGAGGACGTATTGTAGTCGAGGACATGATGCGGGAGATTACACCTAGTCTTTGTGATCCTAACTGGGTTAGTCGCTGTATTTCCGTGGCGGATCGTATGCCATCGGCAGTCGGCATGCCTTGCTGGGCGTCTGATGCAGCACTTACGCGCTGCTTCAAGTCTGACATTGCGCCTATATCGTTCCAATGGCCGCGTGTTACGTCGGGAATTTCCGCAATAAACACACCGTCGCCGGGTTTTGTCCCTGGCAATGTACGAACTAAGCCCCAAGGGTTGCGATCTATGAGGTCTGGGACGGACACTGCGGTAGGATCGACGAAGATCAGGTTGTTTAGGGCGGCTTGTACGTTGTCGATACGACTACGAAGCAACCATGTACTGATATCGTGCAGTGGTAAGAGCAAATCGTATAGTGATTGGGCGTAAGTCTTGTGGCTATCGTGGTACATCCCGCCAATTACGACTGGGAACTGGCGTCCATATGGGTTCAGGCGGCAGTTAATGATCGCACCTTCGTCGAGTACGGAGATGAGAAGCCAGATTTGCTCAAGATTAGGCATGCCAATCTCGTATCCGTTGAAGCGTACCCATGCTTCATCGACGATACGGCTCTCTTGCAGCGTGAAATGGTAGCCGTTCTCTTGGCCTTGTGGGTCATCAGGGTTAATTGAAAGGCCGCGACCTTCCTCTTTGAACCAACCGTGGCAATCCCAACTGTTTCGGCCTGTCTCTTTTCGGCGCAAGCCCGGATATTTGTTTACTTTGGGGTACAGGCCAGTGCCGACTAGGGCCGACGTTGACATATGGTCCGTGAACACAATGAATTGCATGCGGTCCCACTCGCCCCAGTTGACACGGGGGTCTGGGAAACAGCGGCGGGGGTCAAAGTTTACTATGTCATTGGTCTTGGTCTTGGGGTTCCACACACATTTGGTGGGGGCAAAGCCGTATCTGATGCTGTCTAAGAGCATTTGGGCTAGGCGTGCCTCGCCTGCGGTACGGCGCATGTGCTGGTGTAAGAGGCGTTCTAGGATTTGGCTGGACTTGCGGGACTTGCGGTTCAAGCCTTCAAGCTGGAACATGGGATTGCGGCCCGTGAGGGCAGACATGAGGTACGTGAGGACGGTATCAGAGATGGCGCGGGTATCTGCGACTACAGCCTTCTCGCGGAACTTGGTACTGTCTGCTGGAACCCACACGTCGTGCGCCCTGTCGGCATCTTGCCAGTGCTTGTGACGGCCACGGATGCGCTCGAACGACATCTTTGTGCAGGCACGCACGTAGTCGATTAGCTTAGTCTCTTGAGCCTCTGTGAGCATGTCAGAGATGTCTTCGTATTCCATGAGAGCGTTGGCATGCTCCGACAAGTCTACGACTACGTCTTGCTCGGCTGAGTAGGGCTGGTTCTTGTAACGCATTATAGTTCTCCCCAGCCCTTAAATTGAGGCTGAACCTTTAAATCTGCGGCCCACCATTGCTTGCCACTGTCTGCGCTCTGGAACTGGGCAGAGAGTGACGACGCCATGTTTATAGGACCATTCATTAGTTCGCTGGCTGCTCCACCCATTTTTGCTATCGCCTCTAGGCCCATACTTAGGGCGTCTATCTGATCGTCGTGTTTGCCAGAGGGGAAGGACTGTGCTTCCTCCATAAAGGCGTCGAGCCATACTGCCTCATTTGGCAGATAAACTCGTCCCCCCTCTATCAGTGGGAGTACGGCGTTAAGTCGTGAGACTTTGTCAGTCCCGACTTTGACGGGGAGGACGGACATGCCTGATTGGTTGCGAAGCTCCTGAATAAGCGACTGGCCACTGGCCTTGTCCTCTATGTAAAGCCCGCGTAAGCCCCGCCCGCGCCACTTTGCGTTGAGCGTTATGGCCGCACGCTTAAGTTCGGGGAAGTCGTACTTGTCTCGAACGATTTCTAGTATGTGAATATCGTTTAGATCGTCCATGCCGAGGACCATCATCACACTAAAGTCAGCGGTTTCGGTCTTCTTGAAGGCGGTATCGGCAGCAATTATGACCGTATTGCAGATAGGAACGTCGTTAGTCTTGCGCCACCAGCCTGCTTTGATGAGATTACCACCCTTGATGTAGGGGGTTTGCTGGTAGAGGCTGGCAAATTCGCGTGCATCTAGGCGTTCACGCTTGCGTAATTCGTCGAGCGGGAAGCGTTCAGGCCATAATGCTTCCTCTTTTTCCTTGTGATAGGTGCGTTTGGATGGGGCTACTTTGCTTAGTTCACCCTTGGGGATGTGGCGGGGGTCTTCCTCTGGTAGCCCAGCGACCGAACACTTCTCTTTGCTCTTTACGCGGCGTATGGCAGGGAAGTTTACGTGGTGCCAAGCGCCTTCCTTCCAGTCCTCAGTGTCCATAAGGCGGGCGGCTAAGTCGTCAGGGTGCCAGCGGGTTAAGATGACAACCTCTATGGCTGGCGTACCGTCCGGCTCAGGCTGTTTACGGGTCGTTAGGGCCGAGACATAGTAGGACCAAGTCTTGTTGCGCTGCGTGGCGCTGTCGGCTTCCTCACGCGCCTTGATCGGGTCGTCTGTGATGAGCAATGTGGCAGCGCGGCCTGTGGTAGAGCCGCCTAAACCTGTCGCGTAGTAGCCCCCACCCATAGTCGTGCGCCAGTCGTCTACCGCTTTGCTCTCATCTGACATGGAAAAGTCGGGAAAGGCTTGCGGAACTATGAGTTCGCGGGCGTGGTCACGGGTCTGACGGCCAAAGGTCTTGGCTAAGTCTTGGTTATAAGACGTTGCAAGCACGTTACGGTTCGCTTTACGTGCCAAATAATAGACCGGAAATAACGTGCTCGCCAACCAAGACTTACCATGTCGAGGCGGCATCGTAATAAGCAGACGGTTGCACCCCAGCGTATTCTTCTCAAGTTTATCCAGCGTTTCAATGAGTTCTTCTTGGAAATCCGCGAGCGTAAAATCTGGATATAGTGCGGTGACGAAGCCATGAAAACTACCTTTCGCTCTCTGGATCAATAGTAGGCGCTGGGCTGCTTGTTGTGGCGTCAATGACATCGGCATCTTCCTCTATGGGTGTAATAGCTTGGGCCGCGATAGCTTGCAGTTCAGCAAATGTTAGTTCGTGTGCGGCCTTATTTTCCACCGCGTGCTCATTAAATGAATGGTGTAGGTCTGGCATGACTTTGTTGAGCATCATTCCGAATAGTCTGACCTGGGAATTGTTCCACTGTGTGTTGCCTTCTAATACCTCACGCACTGCGGGTATTTGCTTACGCACAACATCAAGTACAGACCGCCGAACGCGGTCTACTTCTATGGGGGTGACAGGTGCTAATCCTCCTGTACCGCGTGTCGTACTTACTTCTTTGCGATAGGTTGGCATGTGTTACATATCCGTGACTAAAGTTTCATTTTGTGGTGCGAAAATCCGAGTTGCTGGGGATGGGAATACGCGAAACCAAACGGCGAAAGGGGGTCTACCCCCCCCTTTCAGCTTTCTCGGACCTTTACACTGACAAGTCAGTGACGATTTCATACTGTAAGTTACTGTAATCACTGTACTTTCTAGTCCTACCGAGGGACAATCTTGGTCTGTAGTTTGAATAGTTAGTCTGTTGTACTCAATTCAATAGGGTTGTTATCTTAAGTACAGTCATATCAAGTAACTAACCTAGCTGTCGTCCTCTAACCCCCTAAAGGGGGGTGGGGGGAATGTGAATTTGTCGGTTCGATCGGATCGACGAAACAAAAACATTCCATCTAGGAGTTACACATGGAACTTTTCTCGTACACAAAGATCACATCCGAAGCTGCGGCAGCGGTACTCGCGACTGTAATCAGCAACATCAACGATAGTACGAAGTCGGCAACCGACGGTGTTGGCAAAGCCACTGCCGTCCGTGCGTTTGGCAACGCCAGACAATCCGGCCAGATCAACGACCACAACGGCCAAATCATCGGTCGTGCCATCCGCGACGACTTGGTCGCGATCGCCAACAACGCGAAGCGTTCGGACATCAACAGGACCAGAGCGGCTAAAGCCGTCGAGTTGTTCGACAAGTGGCGCAAAGACTACGCCGCCTCGAAGGTCGTTGCTACCGTGGCTGATCCCGTTGTCCCACCGAAGGTGATGCCTGTCACGAAGCCCAAGGTGACAGCAACACCGACTGGCGGCATCCAAGCGGCCTCTCTCGCAGACCTGACCGCAATGGTTATGTCGCTTCACTCCGCAGTCGAGCTGCTTGTCTCCAACCGTTAAGCGCATCGGGGCGCAGCCAGTTGGTTGCGTCCTGACCTTACCTCCGAGCGTCACCGTGTGTGACGTTTCGAGGTGCGGTTTCGCTGCATCAAACCCGTGAACAAGGAGTTTCACAAATGAATGTTATTAACCCAGATCACATGATCTTCGTCGCACTACTCAACGGCAACACCGAGCGTGCAATGGGCATGGCTCATGTAGCAGCGTTGTATAGCGACGACGCCGATGGCAACGCCGTTATTGAGCGCATCAAGGCGGAAGCCTTCGAGCGTATGCTCAACGTCGAGGGAACACTGGTCGTACCAGCGCATCCCGTACCAGCGCATCTCGCAGTCGATCAAGGCGTAAGTCTCGACGAGCTTGTGGCCAATACGCCGCCAATAGCAGCGCCAGTACAACTCGCAGTGCCGCCAATCGTTGCACCAGATGCGTTGATGGCGTCGATAGATGCCGCCGAAGTAGCCATGCCATGTGAGGTCGTTCAACCCGTCGCACCTGTCATGTCTGCGGCAGAAGACGAAGAAATGTTGTTCTAAGCCGAAACGCCCTCGCAAGGGGGCGTCGTGCAGTCACGCTGCACCTGATGAGGCTCGACTAAATCAGTAACCTACGAATGATTGGAACACGACATGCAACTTACCATCATCTACATTGTAGCGTTCGGCACATGGCATTTCATTGCGGAAGACCTGTCGTCCGACGCATATTGCTTGGGCCAAGACTACGCTTGCCAAGACAGCGCCGTTGCGGGTGCTCGTAAAATGACTGGCATCCCACACCTACGCATCAACCACGTTCAGGAAATCTACGAACCCCTCGCGTAACGCCATTGCCCTGCCCCTCATGGGGTAGGGACGACACGTAATAAGCCCATGCAATTCCGCGTGGGTTTTTTTGTGTCTGATGATACGTCCTTGACAGTACGTCACACATTTGTCACACATCTATCACCAATCGGAGGTTACACACATGAACGCCTTACTGAAAGAGAATAGCATTGCACGCAAACAAATGCTCAACCGTACTGGGCCATACGCACTAGCCCGGACACAAACAAAAACCCCGTTCTTTACAGATCATATGCGAGTATTTGCCATGATCGTAGGCACGGCAGCAATCTACGCTATCGGCGCGGCTATCGTGTCAGTCGTGATCGTCGAAGCGATCGCTGGCTGTGGCGAGGTCGAGTACAACATGCACAACGGTACGTGGCAGACTTTGCCATGCGTTATTGTGCCTTACACACCAGTGTCGGGTACGTGGTGATGAAGTATCAAGTTATCAGGCTCAAGCAAAAATACTGTGTGCGTCACGTCGCAACAGGCCAGATCGAAGCCAAGTGCCGCTCGTCGATAGAGGCGCAAGTAATAGCCGAACAACTCAACCGAACGTGAGTTCAAGCGGGTCGCTAATGCGATCCGTTTTGACGTGCGTTTGCACGACTACGACTAACTTTAAATCAAATGGAGAAAGTACCATGATCCTAACTGCCAATGTCCCCGTGATCCGAGCACACCACATCAAGCTCACTTATTCTGGCCACGGTAAGCACACTGCAACATGGAAGACTAACACAGGCGCGACGATCCGGCGGGTTATACAACTCGACCAATGCAACAGTCACGACACTGACATTGCAGCACTACAAGCAGCGCAACACTATGCCAATTGGACTAACACGCTGAACGAAGAACGCAACGTAAGCTATACCAACTTCGTTAGCCTCGTGACGCTCTGTTACCTCGGCCCCGACAAGCACTCCATCGCGGTAAACATAACCTCAAAGGCTCTATCAGCATGATAGTCAAACCTTTCCGGCCAGTGAACCAGCGTTACGGTGCTCCAATGGGGCGTCGTAACGGATCAACCCCGCTCACCACAAAAACTCGCCTGTGTGCGCGTCAAAGTGGCCACGGTCCTTACGATACGGGCGGTGCGTATTGGGGAGATGCACACATGGTCTACGCCGTATGGAACAAGGGCGACGAGACTAGCATCAAGTATGTGCGTGCCGACAGCCGACCCCATGCAATCACAGTTGCTATCCGCCAATACTGGCGCGAGGGCGCAACACCAGCCCCATAAGCAACCCCCACGAAACAATCGCTTCCTCCCGATAAGATCAAACCCCGAAGGGGTTTGGGGGGAAGTTATTTTACCAGCCAATTCCGGCTGGCCCATCAACGTGCAACACACAAGGAGCACACACATGAAAACTCTAACTCAAACCGAAGCGACAGAATTTCACGACGAGATGCTGCGTATTCAAAAACATTGCGGAGGTAACGAGCAACGCAAACAGTACAAGATACAGTTCCGCCTTATGTTAGGCATATGCCTAGACGCTGACGACAAGGCCAAGATAAATACCAAGTGCGGCTTCACGATCAACCGCATGACCGACATGGTACACTGGCCTGTACTGCTCAACGTGTTGTTGTTTGCAATGGGCGAAACGCTCAAGCCAAGCAGCGGCTACACATTATCAAGCTCGCTCAACATGCTGGTAACAGCGTGGTGCAATGATGATAAGTGTTACCCCAAGAAGCGCGGATCGGGTGTATCGCGTGGCTATCACATCAACATGCTCGACGGAGATCAGGTCACTGCTGCGATCTATAATCTATTGTATGATGGTCATTCTATCCAAGACTTAGGCCATGCCGCATACCTTATCGGCAGGGTAAAATGGAACGTCGAGTATCAGGCGGCGAACCCTGCCCACGATGCCGCCGACTTGGCTGCGGCGTATAGCAACATCGTCCCCGCCCCCTACATCGTCGGTGCCAACCCCAACATCCCTGCTTCCTTCGAGGCCG